CCTGATGATGGCGACGCGATTGCATACACCTACGCCGAGCACATGGGCGATATGACGCACAATTACTTTGAGCCGGAGGATATGTTCGAACCGGAGGCGGTCAATGCCTAACAAAGAAGAACTCGCTTATCTTGCTGGCCTTTTCGATGGTGAAGGCTGCATCAGCATTACGCAGTTGTGGACGAAAGAAAATTATCAGCTCGCGCAAGCTCGCATCACTATCAAAATGTGTGACAAGCAAGGAATTGATCTTGCGCACCGATTGTTTGGTGGTCGAGTGCGCTTGCAGAAAATCAAAAAAGGTCGTGATCAATGGGTTTGGAATATCACTACTCGTCCAGAGATCTGCAGATTCATTGATGCAGTAGGACCGTACTGCCGCATTAAAACGGCACAGTTTGAAATTTTTCAACAGTTCAATGAGACATTTACCGGACACAATCGTAAAGGTCGTGGAATGAAAGTCCCGCAAGAAATAACCGAAAAACGACTTTATTTGGTGAAGTCAATGCAGGGGTTGAAACGTGCCGAAGGGTAGCAAAGTTCATCGTTGTTTCGAGAAGATGAAGGCGAAAGGTGCGAGCGCCGGCAAGGCCGCACGGATCTGTCAGTCGTCAACCGGGCAATCGTTGCAGACCGGCAAACGTACTCACGGCGAATGGAAGAAAAAGAAATGAGGATCCTGACGCAAAAAGGCAGCGGCCGGCACATGGATCAGGTCACTGAGGATTACAACGAGATCGAGGATTACGACGACCAGGACACGCGTAAAGCCAAGCTGGAAATGTGGATGGCGAAGAAGGTCGGCACGGCGATCCACGAAAAATATCGTAGCCGGCAGTGGAAAGTGATGGTCAATCTCGAAGGGCAAATGCTGATCGTTGCCTGCGATTCGATTTCCAATTACAAGGGCTACCACATCCACATGGCTGGCCGCACGATTCACGATCTGCAAGAGGAAGGAATTAAGGGAGCAGGCGAAATTCTTGAGCGGCATAATCTGGCGCGTAGCAAGCATTTCAATCCTGACAAATTCGAGGATTTACCGCGTGATCGCTTCGACAACGTAATCGCGACTGACAGCAGAGCGGTGCCAAGCAATGCCTAGCGACCAAAATCAAGGCAATTACAACCCGGAGTATATGGAAACTGCGCCGGCAGACAATCGCGAAGGCAATCGCGATTTCGAGTTTGAGGAAGATCCCGCGCACCCGACTTCTCCTTCAGCCCCTCCCCGCCCTCAAGATCGTGGTGATCCCTACTCCCGATTGCCACAGGATCTACCACCAGGCGAAACCCCGTCAAGTTCCAGCGCCGGCTCGCGGGAAATGCTGGATGGCAGTGGCGGTCCGGATTCTTCCGATGCCGAAGGCGAAACAATGTCGTTTGTCGGTACGGAAGGCTGGCTGATCTCGAAAGCGCATGAGATCTACACCACATCGACAGACTACCTCGATGCCAACATCACGAATATTTGGGAAGTCAATCTGGCGCATTTCAATAACGAACACGCGCCAGCGACGAAGTTTAGGACGCAAAATTGGAAACGCTCAAAGGTTTTTCGTCCTAAAACTCGATCTATGACAAAATCGTCGGAGGCCGCGCTCACCAATGCGATGTTCTCGACCACCGATGTGGTGGACATTCAGCCAGAAGACGAAATAGATCCTAAACAAATCGCGTCGGCAGCAGTCAACAAGGAAATCCTACAATATCGACTTGATCGGAAAATGCCCTGGTATCAGACCGTTGTCGGCGCGTTTCAATCAACGAAGGTCTATGGCCTGACGATCTCATTCCAGTATTGGGATTATCACGAAGACACCGATATCGTGCCGGAGATTGGCCTCGATGGCGGGATACTCATGGATGAGGAAGGTTTTGCGCTCGGCCGTGAGCAGACTATGGTCCGGCGCGACGACTTGCGTTGCGATCTGGTGGCGCCAGAGAATTTCAGATTCGATCCGATGTGCGACTGGCGCGATCCCGCGACTACATCGCCTTACCTTCTCTACATGATGCCGGTGTATGCCGTTACTGCACTGGAAAACATGGAGAAGATCGACAACAAGACCGGGCAACCGGTCTGGAAACAACACGCCCTGGGCGATCTCTTAGCGACCCGGCGTAAGAATTACGACCGGACGCGTCAGGCGCGTGAGGGCCGCGAGCGGATCGACCCGGCAGATGAGCAGCACGGCAATTCGTACACGATGCTGTGGGCGCACATGAACATCGTCAACATCAATGGCGAGGACATGCTGTACTGGACGATGGGAACGGAGTTGTTGCTCACCGATCCGGTCCCGCTCAATCAGGCATTCCCGCATCTACAGCGCGGTGAGCGGCCGTTCACGGTTGGTTTCTCAACCATCGAAGCATTCCGAAACTACCCCGCCGGCGACGTAGAACAAGCCAGCGGGCTGCAGCAAGAGATCAACCTTGTTGCGAATCAACGCCTCGATAACGTGAAGTTGGTTCTGAACAAGCGGTATTACGTCAAGCGCGGATCTCAAGTGGATCTCGATGCGTTGATTCGCAATGTCTCTGGTGGCGGCGTGATGATGAACGATCCTGAGAAGGACGTTAAAACTATCGACACCCGCGATGTGACCGGATCGTCTTATCAAGAGCAGGACCGGCTGTCCGTCGAACTCGATGAACTGACCGGCACGTTCTCGCAAACGTCGGTTCAGTCCAACCAGAATCTTAATGAAACCGTTGGCGGCATGGAGGCCATGCAATCTGGTGCTGGCGCTGTGCAGGATTACGGTCTGCGAATCTTCTTCGAGACTTGGGCTGAACCGACCCTGCGCCAGCTCGTCCGCTTGATCCAGTATTACGAGACTGATCAGACCATTCTCGCGCTGGCGCAAAAGAAGGCCGAACTCTGGCAAAAATTTGGCATTGACCAGGTGACTGACGAATTGCTGCGGCAAGAGCTGACCGTGCGCGTCAATGTAGGTATGGGCAACACCGATCCGCAGCGCCGGGTTGAAAAACTCATGTTCGCCGTGAAGAATGCTGCCGGCCTGCCGAAGATGGCCGAGCGCATGAAGTCCGAAGATATTGCCGACGAGATTTTCGGTACTCTCGGATACAAAAATGCAGTTCGATTCTTCCGTAACGATCAGGAGCAGAAAGCCTACGAGCAGGAAAACCCGCCGCAGCCGCCGCCTGAGATCAAGTTGCAGCAGGAAGAACTCAAGATGCACACGAAGGACAACGAAGCGCGGCATCAGCGTGAGGTGATGAAGCTCGAAATGGAAGCTCAGACACGCTTTGCCAAACTGGCGCTCGAGAAAAATATGAAGTTCAATGAAATGATGCAGCAACTTGGCCTCGCTCAGAAGAAGGATGCTGTTGCCGCTGAACAAGCCGCACGGAAAGATGCTATGTCCGAACGGAAGGATGCTACTGCGGCCGAAATCGCCTTTAGAAAAGACAGGACCGATCGGCAGGGCAGGGCATTGGACAACGTAGTCCACCTGAAAGAAATGCAATTACGCCGCGATACCGGGGCGGGAGTTTAGGAGAACAAAATGGCTGATCGTTTTTTGATTATTACCAAACGCAAGGTGATCGACACGCCGGCAAGTCCGGGGCCACCGCCAGTGATCGAAGTTTCGCATTTTGAAGTCGTACAGGCTTACATCGAAGATTCGTCAACACAGGTTGCTATCAATCTGGAATTGCCTGTGCCGAATATGGACGCGTATCACCTGAGTTTTAACGGGCCGGATCTGAACGCATCAATTCAACCAGTGACCGTCAAGGGTGGCGCGCGAGCGCCGGGTACTGGCCGGGAAATTGTTGAAGTCGAATCTGGCGGCAATGTCGTCGGTTCGGCAGAAGTGGACGTTTAGGAGAAATCTTATGCCAAGAATCGCAACAGGTGGTGGATGGGCTGGTCGTCAAAACGGTGGTGGTCTTTGGGCGAATCGTCAAACTGGTCGCAGCGCAGGCGCTACTGAGTTAGCAGCCCGAGTAGCTGGTCGCCCTGGTGGTGGTCCGGGTCGTTCGGGTAGTGCGCGAGGCCAAGCGTTTCCGGAAGGAGCGTCAGGCGGTCCTCCACCCACACCACCGAGCGGTGGTGGCGGTGGTGGCGGTGGCGGTCCCGGTGGTCGTGGCGGTGGTGGCGGTCCTCCCCCTGGTGGCGGCGGTGGCGGTGGTGGCGGTCCGGGTCGTCCTCCGGGTGGTCGTAGTGGCGGTGTTCCTCCGGGCGGCGGTGGCGGCGGTGGCGGGCCGGGTCGTCAGGGTAGTGCTCGTCCAGCTTCGACTGGCGGTGGTGGCGGCGGTGGTGGCGGCGGTGGTCCGGGTCGTCCGGGCGGTCCTCGTAGCGGCAATCCCGGTGGAGGCTATTGATGGCTGACAAAATTCCAACAGGCCGAACCGGCGAGAGCAAAGTTGCATCACCGAAAGAGCCGCGAATCAAGATAAGTCAAGTGACTATCTATCACGGTGGAGCAACAGAATATATGGGATCCCCGGTTTGGACAGATGAAGCTGGCAGGCGTCACGTAGGCCCGAAACCAAAAACAACTGGTGGTGGTCGTGGCGGCGGCGGTGGAGGAGGTTACTAAATGATGGGCGCACTCGAAGAAGCAACAGTACGGGAGAAAGAAAATGGCGCGGAAAATTAAAAGCGGCGGCGGTGTGACAGCACCGACTACATTTGGTAATCGAAAACCTGAAATATTCCAGCCGATAGGTGGAGCATTGCCGGCAATGGGTGAGCGAATGACCAAACGTGAAGCGCGACGGGCAGGAAAGCAAGCCAAACTCGATCACAAAAGAGCATTCGACGCCGGCCAGATGAAAACGGCCAATGAATTGACCAAACGGATGAAGCAACTGAAAGAACTTTACTAGGAGAAAGTGAAATGGCTGACCCGACACAGCTAGACGGAATAAATTTTATAAATGATCAGGAACGGCAATATTTTGCGGAAGCCGTTATTGGGGAAGAAGTCAGGCAGTTTTTGGTTTCTTCTGTTGGCAAATTTTTACACGGGTGTGCTCATGCTGAATACGATAAATGTCGGGATGAAATGTTCGATATCGACCCGTACAGCTACGAAGGCAAAAAAGAGTACATGAGATTAAAGGCGAACGCTTGGGCGGCAGTACACTTTATGCAGTGGTGCGTCGAGGCGGTACAAAACGGCCAGAATGCGGCAACGCAACTGGAAGGTTATCGAGAAGTAGGAGAATGACATGAACACAGCTACCCAACAGGGCGCGCAGTCACCGCTAGTAGCGAAGCCGACGCAGCAGCCTAATCCAGATCTCGCTATCAACGAAGTCATTGTCAAAGAAAGTCCACGCGACATTTCGATTGCCGCTATGTCTGAGCGCATGGAAGCAAATCGTATCGAGGAAATACAAGAATCCATTGAGGCTGATCCGGGGTTGGCCGCAAATCAAGCCCGGATCGACAATCAAATTAAGGCCGCTAATCAGGAAGCTATTGAAGCTGGCCTGTTACCGGCCCCCGATCCCGATGGCGCTGCATCACGACAACCGATGCACACGCCAACCGAACCAAAACCGGCTCCGCTACCCGCAGATGTGGCAGCGGATCCGCTATCTGAGTACATCGTCATGCAGGATGGAAAACCGATGTTTTCCACCAAAGTGAACGGACAGCTTCGGCTTATCCCGCTCGAAGATGCGCGACGCGAACTGCAGATAGGAACTGCTGCTGCCATTCGTATGAATGAAGCTACACGTTTGCATCAACAAGTGAGCGAACGTGAAGTGGCTATGTCGGCAAATGAAGCCGCCCTGGCACAACGCGTGGCAACAGCACCAGCAGTAATATCGTCAGTACCCGCTCAAACGGATCTGACGGAGGAAGACCTCTACGATGAGGCGAAAGAAATCTTCAGCACTGCTTTTACCGGCACTGAGGAAGATGCTGCTAGAAAGCTGGCGAAAACCCTAGTCAAACTTCGTGGATCTGTTACCCCTACGGCACAGATGCAACCCCGAGTGGACGAGCGGGCTATCGTTAGAAAGGCAGCGCAAGCAGCCGTAGGTGCAATTCAGAATGTCGAAAAAACGAAGGATGTTCGAACTGGATATGTGAAATTTCAGGAGGACTACCCGGACGTTATGGGCGACCCTGCGTTGTACAAGATGGCCGACAACATGACAGACGAAATTGAGCGAGAAAACCCAACGTGGCCGATCTCTCAAGTCATGGACGAAGCAGGAAAGCGAACACGCGCATGGGTGAATAAACTGAAGGGTGTTGAGCCAGATCCCCCGGATCCGCTACCACCCGGCAGTCAAAACATCGGTGTGCTACCGCAACCTCCCACCCAAGACCATCGTCAAGATCGTAAATCGGAGCTAGTCAGGATCCCCACAGTCGCCAGTGCAGCTGTGCATGAGCAACCTGTAGATGATGTTGAAACTGAACAGTCACCGCAGGAAGCCTTTGCACAACTGAAGGCATCGAGGGGGCAACCTACCTAGCATTTTTTGAAGCTAAGGAGGAATTGTCATGGCCGGACAAGTTTGGCAGACAAACGCTTTGGGTGGCTTCATGTGGTCACCCAATCTGAGCCGCAAGCTCAGAACGGCTTTACAGCCAATGGTGCGCTTTCGTCAGTTTTGTGATGCCCGAGAGGCATTCGGAAAAGGCAAAGGCGATGTGTTCAACTGGAACATTTATTCAGACGTTGCTGACCAGGGTGGAACCCTGAACGAAACTGATGTAATGCCTGAATCGAATTTCACAATCACGCAGTCGAGTTTGACGGTGACGGAATTCGGCAACAGTGTTCCATACACGAAGAAACTGGACGATTTGAGTGAGCATCCGGTAACGGAAATCATTCACAAAGTCCTGAAGAACGACGCCCGGAAGGCGCTCGATTCAGCTGCAAATGCGCAGTTCGAGTTGACGCCATTACGCGGAGTTAGTACATCGGCTACGGCCGTCACGTTCACGACCAATGGAGTTCCCTCGGGAGCGCCAACGAACGCGTTCAATGACGACCACAGCAAGATTTTCGCCGATGAGCTGACCGAGCGGGATATTCCAACATTCGACGGTAACAACTATATGGCTATCGCTCGACCGACTACCCTTCGCCCGTTGAAGGATTCGCTCGAAGCTATCCATCAGTTTGTCACTGAAGGTTGGCATGTCATTATGAACGGCGAAAAGGGTCGCCACGAAGGCATAAGGTATTGCGAGCAGACGAATATTGCATCGGAAGGTTGGGCTTTATCCGATGGCATTTTCTTCTTCGGCTCCGATACTGTCGTCGAGGCGTTTTCGATTCAAGAGGAAATTCGAGGCAAGATCCCCACCGACTACGGTCGTTCTCGGGGCATCGCCTGGTACGCACTCTTGGGTTACGGGATTGTCCACACTGATGCTGTGCAAGCGCGCATCATCAAATGGGACTCAACTGAATAGGGAGGCTTAATCATGCGGAATCAAAATTTCTATGACAATGCGGACAGCCGAACTTATCGGTTTCCCGCTGTAACTGTGTCAGCAGCAGCAGTCATTGGTCGCATTGCCGGACCAGCTGGTAAGACCGGACGAGTTCGAGGAATCGAATATCTGGTTACAACCGGTGTGACAGTTGCGGCAGCATTGGTATCTGTTGGCGTCAATGGGGCAACCCTGCCGGCGTCGGTTTCCATTCCCATATTAGCAGCCAATCTCGGTGGCGGTCAGACCGACGCCGAAATTAAGGCGGCTGGTGCGGAGGAAGTCGCAGGAGTCAATGACGTCGAGCTGACGGCAGACACGACGATTGAAGTCGCGAGTGACGGCGGTGCAACAGCCGGTGCGGTGGATTTGATCGTTAAAGTTGACTGGTTCTAACCGGGAGGTAGATGCCATGAGAGTACAAGCAGGCCACGGTGGTGGTTTTAAGGGCGAGTATGTAGCGCCCGCGCACAAGGCATCAACGGTTCGAGGCTCGTTTATGAGTGATGATTCCGTTGGAGTTCGTGATGGCTTGGGAGCCAGAGCGGATTTCGACAGCGAATCTATCTTCGACTTCGAGATCAACAACCAAGTGTCTAACTCGGGTAATCCACGGTCTAGCATCGTGGGTCCGAGAGGCACTAAGTCGGTGCAGGAAAAAGGTCACACGTTCACGATGTGCTGATCGCAGTGATCCGGGGGGGCCTTTCCCCCCGGATCTCTTTAACCGGAGAAATGTAATGCCGAAATATAGAGTTCCCGTTCCGAAAATGAGCGAGTACACGAACGACAATCTGATCATTGGCCCGAACATGGTCGATGAGGACAACATGGCAGATGGTGTCGAAGCTCAATTTACTGCTCAAGCCTGCATCGAAGACGGATGCTCTGGTCAGAAGTCAATCGACACCTTGTATGAGAATTTCAGCCAGGACATTGTTGATGTGCCGCGAAGCACCATCCCCGAACTTGCCGTGGGACGATCAGGTGTGCCGAATCACGAAGGCACGAATAATCCCGCGCCGCTTTGCACGGATCTTCATAACTATCCGCACAGGAGATATTGAAAATGGCAAAGAAGAAAGTGAAGGCGAAAAATGTTTCGCATACGAAGGGTGAAGAAAACGTCACAAAGGAAGTCAGTGTCAGTGTGACTGAATCAGATCCCGAGCCAACACCGAAACCAGCCATTCAAGCCGAACCTACGATGAAAACCGTAGGCAAGGGCGGCTTTGTCGAGCTTCTGACCAAATCAGAATACGACAAGAAGTATGGCAAAAAGAAAGCGAAAAAGTAAACCACCGGTAGCGGATCCGCTCGTTCGCGTCCGTGGGGGCGCGAAGGGATTCCGCATGATCAAACTTTCTGATTGGAAGAAAGAAAAAGCACAAGCCAAAGGAAAACGACGATGAAAGTATTCGACCCCGACAGCGATTACGAAAAGCACCGAGACATAAAAGGCAATGTTCATTTTGTGCAGAATGGCGATATATTTTCGGTAGGCCATGAGTACATAGGTAAAGCCGCAAAATCCAATGCCAGCAAACCAGTTCGGCAAAAGGAACAAACGGCAGAGCAGAAAAGCGCGAAGGATCGCGCCAGCGAAAAACTGAAAGGATTCAAGGAACCGGAAATGCCAGGTGAAGTGAAGGATGCTCTGGCAGAAAACAAAGAGGCATTAGCAGCGGAGGAACACGCGGAATGAGCACGTACCTCGAATTGGTCGATGATCTGCACTACAAAGTGGGTGCAGCTGGAACTGCGCCCGCAGGCGTGACAGGTCTGACTGGCGAGGCTCGCCGGCTTGCTCTTTGGATTCAAGAAGCCGACGAATATATTCAGCTGAAATATGTCAACTGGAAATATTTGTATCAGCAGTACAGTGTTGCGACCATTGCCGATACGCCGACTGCTACCAAACCGGCGCTATTGAAGTATTGGGATTTCAAAACATTCAAGCTCATTGAGCCGGGAGCTACGGAAAAGAATCCGCTCAGTGCGGTTGAATACGACAAGGTTAAAACCGAAATTTTGACGCCGATAGCGGAGACTGATATTCCGAGTCGCGCCATTGTTTTGAACGACAACAATCTGCAATTCGATCCAGTGCCGGACGATGCTTACACTATCGAAGCAGATTACTACGACAAGCCCACCTTACTGGCGGCGAATTCGGACGTATCGCTTATTCCAGAGGAATATCACAAGGCGATATTGGGTCGGGCTATGATGTTGTACGCGAATTTCGAGAGCGCACCTGAGATCAAAGATCAGGGCGAAGAAATTTACGTCGAGCAGCTGGCCCTTTTGGAAAACGATCAGCTGCCGAATCAAGAGCATTCACGATTCAATACGGGAGCAGTGATCGAAGTAATCGCGGAGTAGCGATGGCCGATCTGATTTACCCGGTTAAAGACAGACTACGCTCTCGTAGGGCTGTCACCAAGACGAGCTACTATCCGCTTGAGGGTGGACTGGATATTGTCACGCCGGCACTTTCCATCCCTCCTGGTCGTGCTATCGGCATGGTCAATTTCGAGCCGTGGTATCAGGGCGGCTATCGACGCATTCCCGGCTATGAGCGATTCGACGGCAGGCCCAAACCTTCTGATGCGTTATTCGACGGATTCGATGTAGATGATATAGCCGGCCTCACGTTGCGTGATGTAATCACTGGCGATACTTCTGGCGCCACCGGGGTTCTGTGTGGCATTTACGATGACAGTGCTGCTGGCGGTGTTTTTGGATCTGACACCATCGGTGTGACCAAAGTCGTCGGCACGTTTGTGGACACTGAAACGTGCAACGTCGGCGCGTTCACTATTGAATCAGATCCGATCTCACTGTATGCGCCGGACGTTGATACGGAAGAAACCTTCCTGCTCGAAGCGGAGAATGTATATCGGGACGACATTTTAGAAGTACCAGGAGCCGGACAGTCCAGCGGAGTGTGGCAGCGCCTCGCCGATATTTACGCGATTCGCGACAATGTAGGCGTAACTGCGGGAATCCTGCACAAGGCCACCACATCGGGATGGGATACCGCTCCGATCACGATGGCCGAGACAATCCGCTTCGATGCAGCTTTAGCAGCTGGTCAAGACGTTGTTGAAGGCGATACTCTGACCGGAGGTAGCAGTGGAGCAACCGGGACCATTCATCGGATTGTATTGAATGGTGGTTCAAACGCGTATGACGGGTCTGGTGAGGGATATTATGTCCTGACTGGTGTGGCTGGCGGTCCATTTACAGATAATGAAGCATTAGAGTCTCCCGCGCTAACACAAGTTGCTGATGCTGATGGTGTGAATTCGACATTTGCTTTTTCTCCGGGCGGTGTCTATCAATTCATCAATCATAACTACTTTGCCAGCTCGGCGACCTATCGAGTTTATGGTTGCAACGGTGTCGATCCAGCATTCGAGATTGATAATGCCGATATCGTATCTCCGATCCTGATGCCGATAAACCCGGCAACCGGAGATCCCCCGACCAACAACACGCCGTTCCTGATCGAAGAACATCGAAATCATTTGTTTTTGGCATTCGAAGGCGGCTCCGCACAGCACTCTGTAGTTGGTGAACCGCTCGTTTGGAGCGGCTTTCTCGGGGCTGCCGAGTTCGGTTTGGGTGATGAATTGACGGGCATGAACAGTGTTGTCGGTAACGTACTGGTGCTCTCGACCACGCGTGAGACTCGCGGCCTGTATGGCACATCGTCCTCAGATTGGGAACTCAGGATCGTGGCAGAACAATCCGGCAGTCTGCTGTTTGGATCTCAGAAGATCGACACGGTTTATTCGCTCGATGATCTCGGCATTACCAGTGTCGCCAGATCCGATCAGTACGGTGATTTCATATCGGCTACGGTGTCACAGCAAGTACAGCCGCTCGTCACTGCGCAACGTCCGCGATTTACCGACTCAAGCATTGTGCGTGAATCAAATCAATTCCGGCTGTACTTTGACGACAATAGTTTTCTGATCATGTATATCCCGGCCGGCACACAAACTGAGACACAGGTTCGCAGGCGTACCGCGAAGTCGCCGGCAGAATTCGGATTCGGATCGTATGACTTTACAGTCGCCATGATTTACAACTCTGACGACGAAACAGGTAAAGAGCGTACTTATTTTGTCACCACCGATCCGATCAATGAAGGGTTCGTATTTGAGGATCAGATTGGCAAGAATTTCGACGGTGAAGAAATTTCATCATATCTTCGCACAGCATTTAATCACCTCGGTACGCCTACGCTCCGCAAGCGATTCCGGCGAGCGGACCTTGAACTGAATGCGCCACAAACTTTGTCACTCCAATTTTCCGAAGACTTGAGCTACAGCACTGCGGAAGTTTCGAGTGGTATTACAGATTTAGAGACTGTGGATATTGCGGAAGTCGATATTTTCGGCGGTGGTGGTTTCTGGAATGACGTAAATTGGGACGATTTTCTGTGGGATGGCACTGCTATCGCTACAGCCCGCGCAGATCTATCCGGCACAGGCGAAAATGTCAGCTTTCTAATATTCAATGAATCAGCGAAAGCAGCAGCTTGGGAAATGCAAGGCATCACAGTGCATTATGACCGTAGGAGATTGCAGCGTTGACTGTCACCAATCCTTATTACGAGTTTGATCCCAACTTCACGCCGTTCACGAAGGCTCGCGCTGGCGACAACAATATTCAGTTTCAGTCGCTCCAAAACGCGTTTGACCTTTTGCCAGGTGATTCGGATGCGCTGACGACAGACACGGCGATCTTTGCACCTGAGTCCGGATCGGGTAATTCCTATATCGTGACCATGCCTGATACGCGGACCTCGAATCAGGATGGCGACGGTGTTCGCTTCTTTGCGACTCACACAAACACTGGTTCGGCCTCACTGAACATTGACGGCATCGGCGCACTCGCTCTGGTGAATTGGACTGGCACAGTTTTGGGCGGCGGCGAGATCGTATCGGGCCGGCTCTACGAAATCCGGTACGACGCCACAAATGTGCAGTACGTAATATCCGCGTCAACCGAGGGTGCTATTCAAGTCGGCTATGCCGAAGAATGGGCGATCAAAGCGGAAGATGTTCCGGTTTCTACCGCAGCTGGCGGCAATGGCACTACGGATTTCTCAGCATTCCATTGGGCGCAAAAAGCATTGGCGACAGCGGTAAGCGGCCGGGTACTCACCGATATCAATACCGCAACGCCACCGACAACAGAAGGCGTTACGGGCGCGCATGAAATCTGGGATGCGGATCAAACCGACATTTTGCAACGATTAGGATTTGAAGGCAGCAATACGCTTGTTCTAAAAAACTTCATGCACGGTGGCGGTTTTCTAGTAGCTATCGAAGACGATACCGGCACAGAGCAAACATTGATCGAAACAGCAGATCTAGGGGGTGGCGATACATTTTGGACTGAGGTTGAAGCGTCAGCAGATATGGAGGGTTCTGATGGTGCGACTTCGTACACTGAAGTTTCACTTAATCTTGCAGTCGCGACTTTTGAGGGTGGCGCGGAGCTTGATACAGCACAATTCCAGTCCGGCACATCTTCATTGTTTCTCGACAGATCACTCGATAGCTTCATTAGTTTCCCTGATATTCCCGCATTCGATTTTGGCACTGGCGATTGGACTTTGGAAGGATATGCGAGATTAGCTTCGTTGCCAGCAGTCGGTTCTTCCAATGATCCCGGTTATTGCATGGTTTCAATTTGGGATGACGGCCTTGTTGAACAGATCCGACTTGAGATCATTCGTGACGTCTTTGGTACGCGATTAAGCCTCTCGGGTGATGGATGGGGAGAATTAGGCACGATCAGCGGCGGTGTCGCGCTCAACACTTGGTTTCACTGGGCGATTACTCGAACGGGCGGCACTATCAATGCGTACTGGAATGGCAACCAAGAGACTAGCGATTTCGGGGCTGCTGCTACCGACATGGGCGGTTCAGCAGCGCCGCTTCGTATTGGTCAATCGGATGGCATTGGAAGAACCGACTTCTTTGACGGTTGGATTGACGATGTTCGCTTGACGATTGGCACTGCCAGGTACACCGGAACTGGCAGCATCACACCAGACAGTACGCCCTTCCCAACCAGCGGCCCGAGCACAGGATTCAAAGTAGGCAATTCAACGATTCAAACAATTATTCGCGGATCTGGCGGCGATGCAGCTCAGACAATCACAGCTGCATTGGGTGGACTTGAAGTCAACAACACGCTCACAGGCGTGGGCATGGAGCGTGTTCTGACTGATTCGGATATCAGTAGTGGCGGCGCGGCTGTTGTTGCTCAATACAGGTTCGATAATGCAACTGCAGAAGCAGATCCCGGTAACGGCGACTTCCGCATGGACAACGCTACGCCGGCGTCCGTCACCGAGTTGTTTATCTCAAGCACGACCGACAACAACAACGACTTCGACAACATGCTCGGCTTCCTCAGTGCCGGCGATCAGATCTACATTCAGCAGGACGACGACGCTACGAAGTTCATTCTGTTTGATGTCACGGCGAACGTGGACAACACCGGCTGGTACTCAGTAGCCGGCACGGTGAACGCGAGCGGCACGATCTTCGGCAACAATGCCAAGTGTCACATTCTCTTACTGTTCGGTGGCACAGGTGGCGGCGGCAGTGGATCACTCACTGCTCCTGTTATCGCCCTGGCTGATATCAATACGGCGACGCCGCCAGCGGCAGAAGCCGTTACGGGCGCGTATGAGATTTGGGATGCCGATGAAACTGATCTGCTCGGCCGGCTAGGTTATTTCGCTTCGAACGACCTCGTACTTAGCAATCGAATGCACGGCGGCGAAGTCCGATTAACTGGTGAAGGTACGGGCGGCACACTTCGAACATTTTTCGTTGGCGATCCAAACAGCGTTACCGATATATCCGCAGTAACAAGTCTCAGACTTTTGGTCAACGCAGGTGCGGCAAACGCGATACAGGCAATAGGAAGCGGCGCGGTTCAGACCTATTACAACGACATAAAACGATTCGCCACAGCTGCCGGTGGTGTAGCTGTTTTGTATGCCGATGGCAACACTGATGCCGAAGTTCGACAAATACATTTCTCACATCAAGACGGCACAGTTCGCGGTCGCATAGGACACGAAGCGAGCGATATTTTAACGATCCGTAATGAGGATCACCTGGGCGAGATCAATATAGTCCAAGAGGATGGGACCGGCGCTGATGTGATTGCATTCAGTTACGACGCCAGCAGCGGACAGGTCGAACTCAATGCTGCGAACGTGGTGCGATTGGGATTCACTAATGGCGAGCAGGCATTCCGGGCGCAAGTCAACAGTTTTGCCGATGTTGCTCACAATAATACTGTAGTTCTTCGGACCACAACTTCCGCGCTTGGGGGCGTCACGGTCAGCAATCTGCTGACTGGCGGCGGACTAGAGCGGGTGCTGACTGAATCGGATCTTCCCGGCCTGCAAGTAGCGGTGAAGAAGGCAGACACTTCCCGCGACACCACCACAACACTTGCTGACGATCCAGACCTTGCGATTACAGTCGATGGCACTGCCTACTACGCTGTCACGATTCACGGACACGTTACTTGTGCAGCTGCCGGCATCGACATGAAATACGCGCTGGATGGCGCAACAGGCAGGATAATTCAAGCGTTATTCACGTATGCACCAGAAACATCGACTATTGGTGGCGTGGCGATATTTGGTGAGTCCACCGATCAAGGCAATGGCGGCACGATGGATTTGGATGGGGTGTTTCAATATTCCTTCACTTATACGGGATATGTTTACTTCTCCACTGGTGGCGCTGGCGCTCGCACTATCGAATTCACATGGGCGCAGAATATTTCCAATGCTACGGCCGTGGTACTTAAAGAAGGTTCTTGGATGACAGTTCAAAAAGTTGGGGATTTCTAACATGAAGCAGGAGAATCCATAATGCCACGATACGGCGGCATGGGCGGGATGGGCGGCATGGGCGGCATGGGCGGTGACACCGGTTCAACGGTTATACCCGATCTGAATGGGGAAACCGAACCGGTTGATCCGATTCCGCCAGTCGAGCCGCCACCGACAGACACAGGAGATGTACCAGTGCCAGATCCAGTAGGTATAGACGATCCAAATGATCCGACAATTCCTTTTGACGAAGGCGGCGGCGGCGGTGGCGGCGGTGGTGGAGGAATGGGCGGCGGCACTGTAGCGGACGACACGACAGTGCAGGATTTGTATCCGGAAGATCCCGGCGTTGTCGCCGCGGATCCGATTGACGTTCCCGATCCAACCGGTGCAGACACCGCTCTGGTCGATCCTGATGTGGGTGCTGTCGAGGGTACTGTCGAGGCCGATACCAGTACGGGGCGGATCGAGGAAACACTCGATGTTGGCGGGGGCGGCATTGATGCCGAGCAAACTGAACTCACGGACGAGCAGAGAGCTGATATGGAGCTTGCCAGGATACTCGAGCAAGACAGTCCGCTCATGCAACGCGCCCGTCAGGAAGCAATGCGGACAGCGAATGCGCGCGGCCTGCAGAACACCTCGATGGCAGTCGGCGCGGCGCAAGGTGCGCTGGTAGATCGCGCACTGCCAATGGCCTTACAGAATGCGCAGCAGGCGTTACAACGTGACTTGGACAACACGTTAATGCGGCAGGATGCGTCCAAGTTCACGGCCGAGCAGCAAAATCAGTTGATGGAGATCGAAGCGACACTCGGACAAGATCTGAACATCTTCAATACCGATCAGCTGAATCAGGCCATACGATTAACAGCAGAATTGCAAACTGCAATCGAGCAGGGAAATCAGCAAGCGATAAATGAAGTCAATATGCAGCTGGCACAGTTGCAGCGGGATGCGGAAGCACAGCAGGCCGATATTGATTACCAGCAAAATCAGGCTGTGGCAGATGCCCGGAATGCGCTCAACGCGCAGATCATGGATAACATCACGCAGATCAATAAGCAGTTCCTTGTGAACATGGGTGCGGCTGATATTGCGAACATCAACGGAACGTACAACGTGCTGATTCAGACGAATGCAACGGCCGGTCAGATATACGAAGGGGCTTTGAATGCGATGGCAGCGGTCATGGACGATCCGGATATGACGCCTGCTCAGGTCTCCACGGCATTGGAACACATACAGACGCAGTTGGAAGCGTCAATGCGAATGATCGCTGAAATAAATGATTTCGATTGGGATTTTTCCGTAAGCGACACTAGCACTGGCGGCGATGGCACTGGTGCTATGTGTTTCGAAGCCGGAACGTGCTTCCGCATGGCTGACGGTTCACTCAAGAAGGTCGAAGAAATCAAACTTCGCGATGAAATGGCAGTCGGCGGTACGGTTAATGCGCTTATGGTTGGCGATGGTCTGTCAGAAGAATGGTTCGATGTAGATGGCGTTCATGTGACCGGTTCGCATGTAATGAAGAAGGACAATGAGGAATGGATGTTCATTAAGGATGCCGGATATCCGCGAATCGAAACGATTGACACTCTGTACTCCGTGATAAATGAAGGTCACAGGCTGATTGGTGAGAACGGGCAAATCTTCCTAGATTTTGGTGACGAGGCTTACGACGCCTTTGGCGGCACTGAATGGGATGAGTGGTTGATCGACTCTTTGAACGGCAAGACAGACATAACATTTGTCGAGTGGGAAAAGGACCGGGTAGCAGCATGATCAGACCAGCAATATTGGCTGATGTTGACGCGATCTTCGATCTCGCGATAGCTTTATCTTCGCAATATCCGCAGCTAAAGCCTGATCTCGTAAAGATCCGCAAAGGCATCATTCAGGCGATAAGTTCGGCAAAACACTTCGCCTGGATAAGTGAAAGTCCTCACGAAGGCTTGAAGGGTGTGCTGATCGGTTTGACCAGTGAAAACCTGTGGGCGCAACGCAAGAATTGCTTTGTGCCTTTGTGGTATTCGGAACGACGCGGCGACGGAGCGAAGTTGTTGCGAGCTTTCAAAATATGGGTGCAATCCCGACGAGCGATTCAAGTTGCCGGGTTTGTTGCTGATTCTAAATACGTTGATTCGCGAGCGTGGTTGCTCGCCGAGCGTATTGGCTTTAAGAGATGCGTCGGTGCATATCTTTTGTATAACTAAGTAGGTGGTGAAATGGGATTTTTTAGCAGTATTTGGTCAGGAATAACGAGTGTCTTCACCGGCATTATGACGATCTTTTCGCCGATATTAAAACCGCTCGGCAAGATCCTCAATACAGGTTGGGGCAAGGCGTTAATGCTTGCAATGTCGGTGTTTACTTTGGGTACTTCCTTGATGGCTGGTGCTTCTGCTTGGGGCGTAGCGGCAGGCGAAGGCGCTAGTTTTATGGGCAAATTCGTTGCAGGCGGCAAAGCGTTTCTTTCATCAGCACTCGGAATTAAGCCTAAAGGTGGTGAACAGTTAGCAGCGGGTACGGGAGTTGAAGCGGGAGTGCAAGCTGGATCAGGTGGCGCAGCGGCGCAGCTGCAGGCAGGAGGGGCGGTTAATCCGGGTGATCTGCTTGCTGCTAATGTTCCGGGCGGCGGCGAAGTTGCTCGCGGCTCGATGGCGATGGGTCCGGGTCCGACTGGCGACATAATGCGACAGGCTACGACAGCTGGCGGTCCGGGCGCAGGATCGGGCGCAATTCCCGGCATGACTCCGGGCGCACCGGGTACACCTCTACCGGGTACTACACCTCCACCCACTCCGAGCGTGCTTCCGGGCGGGATTGATCCGGCAGGAACATCTACCAAAGCAATGACGGGAATGGCGGCAAAACCGACAGCAGCCGCACCGCAGGGTTTTGGCACTCCGATAAAAGAAGGCGGTAATTGGTTATCGAAGGCCGCGAACAAAGCATGGGAATGGGCCAATACAGATCTCGGAACAGAAATAATTGGAGGCGCGATGCAAGGTTACTATCAAGGCAAACGCGACGATGCGTATTACGCCGAACAACGACGCATTGATGATATGTGGCGCAACCCGAACGATCCGGGGATGATCGGTATCGAGTCAAGCCGACAGCGCACAGAGCGATACAGTCCTCCGCGAGGTCTAGCGGGTGCGCCTGCCATATACGCGAATCGCCTTTCTCAAGGGGCCATTGAAAATTACGCACCGTCAGTGCCGTTCATCGGCGGGGGAGGACAATAATGCCCGCACTAAGTCAAGCAGCAGCACAACAGGGTGGCGCACCGGCTCCGGTAGCTCCGCAACTGGCACAAGCAGCAGCACAGGCCGGCGCACCAGCTCCGGGCGCGGGCGCGGGACCGCCACCAGGAGCGGGCGCGGGACCGCCCGGAGCAGCACCAGTAGCACCGCCCGGAGCAGGCGCAACACCACCGCCACGACAGATAGCGCCGGAACAGGGTGGTCAACAAGCCGCAGGCACAATGCCAGGTGGACGTCGCGGCAGACCTACCGGAGGTGTGCAACAGGTTGATCCGAATGCTCCTGCTATCGAAGGCCACATGCCACCCGGTATGAACGAAGTAGAAGCGACACCGGGACAGCAGGCCGAGTACGAACGTGCGATGAAAGCATTGGCGCAAGTGCTATATCAGAACGACAAGATGGCATCTGCAATGGTCGATCAGATCGTTCCTGACGATAAGATCGGTTCGACCACGAAGGCCAGCCTTATGCTGATTCAGCAGATGGATGAAAAACTGCAGATGGATGAAAGTGTCGTTGCTCAGTTCTCAGTAGAAGTGGTCGAGCGGCTAACGGAGCTGGCCGAAGCTCGTCACAACATGCAGTACGGTGATCGGGAATTACAGGTGATCATGGGGGCTGTCTGGGAAGGTGTGCAGGCGATGTTCGGTATGGAGCAACAAGAAGCCGAAGCTCTTATTGCCGGCATAGGCGGCGAAGGTATTGCCGATCTGAAACAACAACATGAGGCTTTCTACAATGGGTAGTCTAGCTTTAGCAGGCGCAATCGGTGGTGCTGGCGAAGGAATGCAAAGACACGCCGCAGGCGAGCGCGAAACCCGTTTGCAGGACGACGAGCAAGCTCATCAACTGCAGCTGCAGCTGCAACGTGACAAAGCTGCGGAGACACGGGCGACAAGTCGTGAGGAATTCGATGTTGGCATGGCTACAACTCGAAGTGAGTACGAAACTGGTCAATCTGAAATTGCATCCAGAGAAGCAATCGAAGCTGCGAAGCTCCGATATACGCAGGATGAGTCTTTGCAAACGGCTGAATTGGCTTCTTTGGAACATCGAAACTGGCTGGATAACGAAACCGAAATTGACAAGGCTCTCATTGTCGCAGGCGCGAAAGGCGGCGGTTTTGGTGCTGGCGCAGGCCAATATAGCGCACATGGTTGGGACGTTACGTTTGGCGAAGCGACGATGGGTCCAGACGGTGTATTACAACCCGGCCCGGTATGGGCTTATCGAGGAAACGACCCGAATGTGTGGATGATGGACGGCAATATGATGATCCGGGCCGGTACGAAGCCAGAAGATATCAAGCCGATTGCAGATCCGGAAAAACGTCGTTTTGTGGAAGACACTTTCATTAAAGAAGGTCTTGGCGACACGAATCAGGAAGATGATTTCATTTTTACTTACGGATATTTGCCGGTTCGCTACATGACGGAAATGACGCTCGACGCCAATGAAGATCTGGCGACTTGGGTAATGGATCGCAGAGGCAGTTATCCCTACTACTCAGAAGCAGTGCAAAAACGTCTTGGCGTTAAATCGGATCCGTGGGCGCGACCCGGAGCCGGAGGTGGTGGCGCGGGCATTTCGTACACTCGACCCGGATCGCGAGGGGATCGAGCAGAGCGCAAAGTCACTGTGCCAGGTGAAAAGCTGGAAGAAATAGAAGTGCCAGATATCGCCAGAAGACCTGTGAGTCCACCCGAAATGCGAATGACTAAAGAGGCCGGCATAGTGCGTCAAGGTGCGCAAGCGGTAGGTGAGCTTGGTGCAGCGGGCCTTGATCTGGCAACAGAAGGTGCGCAAGCAGTTGGTGGAGCGATATCCAGAGGCTCGCGAGCGGTTTCGGATTTGTTCGCGCCGGCACAATATGAGGAAGTTCCCCCCGAACTACAATAATGGCTTCCCGATATGAACAACTTGAGAAGGAATATGACGACCGTTATGCGGCAGGCGAATTCGATGTTCCTGACGATGAGCTTCGGCCGGGCGAACGTCGCAACGTCTTCACTCAATATCCGGGTACACAGCGAGAATTTCTAACTTCGATTCTGGAAGAAGAAGATCCGTTGTGGAGCGACTACGGAAAGATGGTCGCGTCCGGTGGTATTCAGATCGGCGCGGGAGTTGGCTGGCTATTCAATAACTTCGAGTGGGGCGAATCGCTACAGGCAGGCGCTATGGATCTGTCTCAGTCATTCATGGACGATCTGTCGCCGCAAGCCAAACGGGCAATGTCCACGGAGTTCACTTCCCGCGACGAAGGCCAGCTCTGGACAAACAATAAGTGGAGCAAGGCCAAGCTGATCGCCGCTCAATCGCTGCTCGGCACAGCGGCCGGCATGGGTGTCGGATCTATACTCACGCGCGGGCTGGCGGCAGCAGGCATGACGAAGGCCGTGCAAACAGCAGCCGGAACAACGGTTCAGGTTCCGACCAGAACAGCCGGTGCGATCGGATACGGCCTCGGTGAGTCTGGGGTAGCCGCGCCGGGATCCGCAGCAGGCGTCGAAGAAGAAATCATGGCAATGAGCCATGTAGATCTGATGGGAAACGCCGATTTCCGGGCTGTTTACCTGGCACTCGAAAATGCCGATCCGGCCGAACGCGCCAGAAGGGCCAAAGAGATCTTGGCGAAAGCAGCCGCCGGCGACACTTTCTATCGGAACATGGTTTCGACATTCATTCTCTCAGCACCATTAGGCGCAATCGTCGGCGGGTACGCTCGTAAATATCCGTTATTGGGCGGCACAACCAGATTCAAATCTATCGGTATTGGAGCTGGTGGCGAAGCCACTCAGGAATTCCTGCAGTCTGGTGCTGAGAAAAGGGGTGAGAACATCGCCATGCAGCGAGCCGGCTTTGATAGGCCGACTTACGAAGGCGTACTCGAAGAAGCGGTAGGCGGCGCGATGGCTGGCGGCATGATGGGTGGGGCGGCAGGGATAGTCACGCCGCTCGATGCGACAGGCCAAGTATTACCGGATGCAGAATCGCCGTTAGCTGCAATCGCGCTGGCAGAGCAGGACGAACTCGATGCGGCCGTCGATGCCGAACTGGCCGAACTGGAACGGATCGAACGAGAAGAAGAAGACCAAGCGCTTCGAGATTACATGGACGAAGAAGCAGATTTCATGCGCGCCAAAGACATGACCATCATGGAAGAAGAACGTGGGCAGGCGCTCGAAGCGCAACGGCAATCTCAGATAGATGAAGAATTCCGCAGGCGGAGTGCGCGGGAAGCTGCGGATCGCGGTTCGTTGCCAGGCGAACCGGAAACCATTGCGCAGCAACAGCAACGAGAATACGAAGACGAGCTTCGGGAAATTTGGGATATCGACGCCGAAGAAGAACGTATGCAGCGATTGGAAGCACTGCAGCAAGAATTCGATAAAGGCCGATTACCACATTTGAGGGGTTTATCACTTGCCGAGCGATTGACGCCGAAGGGTCAGCGGCAGGAAGAAACAGAGCTATTCCTGTCAGGCACACAGCTGGCTGAAGGTGAGATCGTCGCCGGCTTGCCGGTCCCGACTGCGGGTCGTGCAACTACGACGCTTGGCATAGCTATGGAGGAAGCGCGAGAAAAACAAAAGACGCGCGCGGCCGAAGATCTACTGAAACCCATACCGACAGTTGCGGATCGCAAAAAGAGCAAGATGGGCGAACCGGTTATGCCAGATGAACTGGTCGAGCCACCGAAGCCTGATATCCCGCCGACCACCAAAGCATTCAATCCGCGGCGAGACAACATCATCGTCGCTGCGGCGAAGGGCCGCGGGCTGGATAAGGACGCGTGGGCGGCAGAAGGCGTCGATCCGGCTGAATTTGCGGAGCCAGAAAACGCCTACGGCAGCAGACGAGCATTCCGCAGGGGCGGCATGACGCCTGATGAGGCTACTGAGTGGGCCGCAGAGCTTGGATTCGTCGCAGTTGATGAGCATGGCAAGGGGGAGCCTCACGCGGCCCTTGACGCCATCATGGAGACTTTAGGCGGCAATCCGGTGTACACGGCCGAGGGCGCACAGTTCGGAGCCGAGCAGGACCGATATCAAGCTGCCCTGGACGAACTCGCGCAAAAAACTCAGCGACAGGAAGGCATTGCTGGTGAGTGGGATATCGAAGTCGATGGGGTTGAAGCTCACATCACCGAGGACACCATCGGCAATGTCACGGTGACATACGGGGATAACGAAACAATCACGGAGCGCATGGAGGGCGAATCTAATCGAGATCTCGTCCGGGCCATACTGCAGAGTGAAGCGGCAGGCGATGGTGTTATCCGAGAAAAACCTGTCGAAGGCGCACCACAAACCGAAGAAGAACAGATCGCATTTGAACGGGCAGAAGGCAAGAGAATTGTCGATGAAATGATTCCCGGCGACACCGGCATGGTCGAAACGACTGAAGAAAAGGTCAACGATCTCGAAGACGCTTTCTTTGCCGATGGCTGGAAATTCGATGCGGCCGAACAGACCTATCGAAAAGACAACCGTGTCGCGGTATTGACGGAGATCGAGGAAGGTCGCTGGCAAATAGTCTGGGAGACTGAGGGCGCTCCGGAAATGGAACCGGAAGCCGCCGATATGTTCGACGTTCCGGAGCTGGACGATGTTGCTGACGATCTGGGCGATCAAATCAGCAGACTGACGCCTGAATCAAATTCGACGGACCGCAACATAGCAGTCGCGGATCTTGGGCGGCTTAAAAGAGCAAAGCATCCTCGCGCTGACGATCTGGCACAACGACTCAAGGACGCACTTGAACCACAAGCCCAATTCCCATTGTCGGCCGAAGAAATACAGGAACTCGATCTCGATCAAATAGCCAGCGACACATCTGCCGCAGCAACTATCCCAGAGGGCAGGATCAAGAAACCAGTTGTCCTGGGCGGCAGACAATTCGTTGTTACCGGGTACGGGATGGGAAGATTTTCATTTGCCGAAGTAATCCCGGCAGACGAATACGAAGGCGAAACCACTACATACAATGAAAAGACGACGCCTGTTGGTCGTCTAGCGAGAGAAGGCTATGACGGAATCCGGGTCAAGTATCGCGGCAAGGATTTCGTGCTCGGGAAAGAATGGGATCTCACAGCAGAAGGAACGGTAAAGGCGCGACGCCAAGCAGAACCAGCACCAACACCAGCCGAAGAAGCAACGGCAGTAACAGCGGCAGTAGCAGCACTAGCACCAGCAGCACCAGATCAACGATTTAAGCTGGATTGGATGCCGGCTACTTTGCGCGTCAGGATATTGGGTGATTCGGCAGAGTCATTTTCAAGGATGGATAAAACCAGTCTGCAAGCCTACGCGATACGCATAGGCATATCGGATCAAGGCACGAAGATCGAAATCGCGCAACGCATCAAGGATGCAGTTGCCACGCTTCCGACAACAGAAATTGACGAAGCAGCTGCGCAGCCTGTCGCGGATATGGTCGAGCGCAAGGCGAAATACGCGACTAAGAAAAAACTCACCAAGCTCCAAAAAGAAGCACTGGTAAAGGCAGTCGCACTGGCACAGATATCGCCAAACGGTGAAGTGCTTGTAAACGATCTCAGTGCGCGAAATGTCGGCGGGCAAGCTCTACAAGGATTGGTGGACAAAGGCACGATAGAAATAATTGAAGGTGTTGGATTTTACGAGACAGGCGCGAAGTACACAGTCAAATACATGCCGAAACCCGAGGCTGCGCCAGCTGCGCCAGCTGTGCCAGTTGCGCCAGCTGCGCCAGCTGCGCCAGCAGTACCAGGGGAAGCCGAAGGCACCATCGGACAACGGCTATTCAGGCTCGGAGAAAAGATCAGAAAGAAGTACGGTCTGGAAAGTTTTGAGGTAGCGATCAACAACGAAGGCGAGATCGAGCTTTACGACATTGAAGTGCCGGTGGGTATGCAGAATCAGCGAAAGGGATCTCAGGCCATACGCGATCTGTCCGAGTTTGCTGATGAAAACAGTTTGCTGATCCGACTTGAGCCGGGCCTCAGAGAAGATGAGCTGACGCCGCGTGAAGGTCTGGATCGCTTCTATAGTCGCCTCGGGTTTACTGCTGACAGAGAAATTGCGGGTTTCTACATACGCCAACCAGGTGCAACGCCGGAAACCGAAGCTCAGATCGAAGATCGCGAAGAACGTGAAGCGATACAGGCCGAAGGACTTACCGAAGACGAAGAACTCGGTGAAATCCCGGGGTTTGAAGATCTGCCGAGTCGTGAAGAACTGGACACGATGGGGGAGGAAGCGGCTACGTCGCCAGAGAGTGATCTTCCGTATCCGTCAAAAGAGCAGCAGAGAACTGGCGAATACAAAAAAGTACCAATCACAATCAAAACTATGCCGATTAGGATCGAGAATCCTCACGGTACGTCACGCAACGGTATGCGGCAGTGGGGCCATTACGGAGAATTTGAAGGCACTGAAGGTGTCGATGGTGATGAGGTAGATGTAAACGTCAATCCAGATATTCAGACTGATTTTAATAATCAGGTTTACATCGTTGATCAGGTCGATGAGAACGGTAATTTTGACGAGCACAAGGTCATGCTCGGGTACGCGAGCGAGCTGGACGCGGTAAAAGCATACAAGCGCAATTACGAGAAAGGCTGGAAGGTCGGTGTGGTCACGACAATGCCGATAGCGAGGTTCAAGAAATGGGTTTACGACAAAGCGGCGACCAAACGTCCGGCAAGTGAAGCAGTAGCAGTAAGACCGACACGCAAGCAAGAGCAGATAAAACGCCGAACAAAACGCGGAATCCGTTACAGCAAGAAAATTCGGACTGATGCTCGCGTCGAAGATGCAAAAGAATCAGTCAATGCGCCCAATAAAAAATGGGTAGCCGAAACACTCAGGAAGTTGCCGGAACAGGCAGAAACGGCCGACGAATATCTGGATAGATTTACTAGGGAATTGGAAACTTTAGACGAAGCTCTCGACGTAGTAGAAGAACGAGAAGCGGTAACTCGCGCTTATGATCGGCCACAGGTAGAACGGGATACTAAGAGGCTGCGTGATGCAGTGGAGGGCGCTAATATTTCTGTTCTCGATGATTACACGCAAGCGCCAGCTGAAATCGTCGCTGAAATGGAAAGAGAAGGTCAGACAGATGTGGCCGGCGTCACCAATCCTGAAAACGGCGACATTTATTTATTCTCTGACAAAATGGTGGATGCGCCTCATGCAAACCGGGTGACCATCCATGAAGTAACACATGCGGGATTGCAACTCGCATTCGGTGATGAGTTGAATCCGATGCTTCTGGATCTCGCCAACAACGTGCCGACGCAGCTGCAGGAGCGGGCTGATGAAATTGTCGATGTTTACGGTCTGGACGTAGGCAAGGATGCAGACAAAATCGAAATGGCCGACGAGTTGGTCGCGCACGGAGCAGAGCATTTTCCGAATCTTCCCATCATTAAAAAGTTTGTTGCCAGGATTCGGAAAATACTTCGCAAAATGGGCTTTGTTGAACAGTGGACTGAAAACGATGTTATCGGCTTGATGATGGAAGCACAGGGAGCCATCAAACGTCGCGGCCGTTCGCTCGCAGGGATCTCCCTTGAGGAAGAAGTTGAAGTCGAAGAAACCGGTGAGGTTTTCACCATCGAACGGGATGCACAGGAATTGCTGACGCAAAACGAAAAACGTAAACAAGCCTGCGAACGCATAAAGAGCTGTCTATGAGAACGATTAGCCAAAAAGATTTGAATCGAGAGAAAAAGCGTAAGGGCGTAAGCGTCATACGTAAGCTCGGTTCACAACCGGAAAAGCCGGAGCCGGAGGTAAACGGTAGCCAATCTTTGTCGGGAGAAACTACTCGAGCCGATGTAGTACCGGCTCCGGCCTCTGAGTTTTATTCGCTCATGGGGAAAATGACGGAGATTATGGAACGACTGAGCGGAGTTGAAAATGAAGAAAAACCGAAAGAAGAAGGAACACAAGAAACGAAACCGGAAGAAGTATTAAGGCCGTTTCAACTGCTCAAGGAAATGCAGGATGCGGACGAATTACCGCCGCCGCAGCTCGTTGTATCAAAACCGAAAGCCGATGTAACGGAAACGCCGAAACAGTCTAGTAATTGGGATCATGTTTTGCGTCGGGACGGAACTGGCCTTGTGCAGCAAATAGTTTCAATCGACAAAACAGGAAATCAGTGGACGCACGATTTTGCGCGAGCTGGAACAAAATTCATTATCGAAATTTTATCGAAATCGAACACAGGTTTAAGGTTCATGCACAAGTTCCATCGTAACGACGAGACTAAATTGATCGACACCGCTACGACGCGAGCCGAAGCATGAGCGAAAAGAGTGTATGTGTTGCGCAATCTTGCGCGTTAAAGGAGTAAGAAATGAGAATCAGCAGTGAAGCGCGAGCGGCGCGTAAAGATGCACAGCTCGCAAGAATAGCAGCGAAGAAGAAGAAGGGTATTGATTACCCTGACTTCTATGCCAACCAGCCGTTGCAGCTGGCGAGAGCGGAGATGAACCAACGAATCACCGTAGCTCGCCAAGCGCAGCGGCAGGCTGTCAAAGATTTGGAGATCGCCCAGGCAACTGGTGTCAATCTCGAAATTGCCGAAGCTGCGGTCCGTAATGGTGCTTTGACATTGAGCGGGCTACAAACGCTCAAGAAAGCACGGTTCAAGCCATCTACCACAATGGCATTATCAGCAGGAGGTGAGGCATGAGTGCTTTCACTAATCTCGCGGAAGACGATTTCCTCGATCACTTTTTCACCAATACGACTTTTCCGAATGTCGGTGATGCGGCCGGTTTATTGCCTTCTGCAGCACCGGGCGATTTATTCGCCTCGTTGCATACGGGTGATGCGGTCAGTGACACGACGACTCTGCAAACCGACAGCGAAACGACCTACACAGGTTATGCTCGCGTAGCCAATGCGCGATCAACGGCCGGCTGGACAGTTCTTACCGGCACGGTTGATAACGATGTGTTGAATCAATTCGGTGAAATGACAGCTGGTGGTCCGGTTACGATCACTGATGTTATTCTCGGTTTTGCGTCGTCTGGTGCTGGTGTAGCGCAGATTTGGGGTCAAGTGACTGTAGATCTGATCGTCAACAACGGTGTCAATCCGCAGTTTGCAATCGGCGCACTCGATGTGTCGATAGACTAATGTTTCACATAAGGAATCCCGACAATGAAAGAAACATTGCTAAAACGCACGCAGATGGGAGCGGATGACAATCAGGATTTGGTTGTCATTCGCTTGGGTGATCTAAGACCCACAGTTCCCTACCAAACCGCGCTCAAAATCGCGGCGGCACTTCGAATGGGCTGCAAGCAAGCAGCCCGGTATGATCGTGCGCCCGCTACGTTCTGGCGTGATGTGGATATCGAAGATCTCAATGATTCTCCACGACCGCATAAAGGTTTTCGTCGGTCAACACTGGTCCCGAACGTCAAGGATTACGAAGTGAGAGTAAACCCTCCGTTGGTCGGTTTATTTTTTGACGGAGTGGGCAAGGAAGTGACTTATGAAGACGGTATCCGGCTCCACCAGATGATACGGCGAGCCGGCCGGCGAGCAAAAGCGTGGGCAGGAGATATCAGCAGGGATAGTCGTTTGCTTGGGAATTTGACTGATGCAGAAGACGATCATCGACTAGGACTTGGAGGCTAAACATGGCAGACGAAATTCGCACTCTATTAAAGGATTTCAACCGAGATTTGCTAACCGAGGAATTGGTAGCGTCAGTGTTGCCTTTTGAGTCGGTATTCTTAGCCGGTTTCCAAAGGAAAGGTAATTCACGATTTGTTGGTGAACCGACTGCAGCACCGAAACTGATTTCGAGGGATGGTGTATCTGGTGTTGAAGACTTTGCTGATCCCGGCGAGATTCGATTCGTTTTTACGACTGCCCTGACAGTGCCGCAAGGCTCGATACTCAGTGGTATTTTGAACAGTCACGATGCTACACAGCACACAGCTGATCAGGATCGAGCCAATCAGGATACGCTTGATTACATTGCACTGGAAACGCAATGGCCGAATATCGGCACCATGACGAATGCAGATCTGAGGCTTTACATCAGCAAATTGGCAAGAGTAATCATTCGTGACAATCGGAATGCGCCCATCTAAAGATGGCTAATCTGCTCACCGATCTATCCCTGACCTCGACTTACGTAGTCACTGGATCGTTCGCTGATATTACAGGCATGTCGTCCACCGTGACGGTTGCCGGTACTGACAGCGTTGTGCTCCTGATGATGTCGCTGGTGCATATTCAGAATGCCTCTAGTGACGCTTGTGCCGAGTATCGGTTCACAAGCGGCGGCTCGCCTGTCGGCCCGGTAGTGTCAGCTTTTGCTGATGCGTCGGACGAGTTTAGTGGTCTCACGATGATGTTCGCGCTTACCGGACTCAGCGCCGGCTCGCATACGTTTGCTGTTCAGGCGCAGAACAGATCTGGCGTTGCGACAATGGACACCGATTTCACTCGCACTTTCCAAGTGGTCGAGATCGAAGACAATGCGTCGATACTTGTTGACCTAGCGACCAGCGCGGCCGATAACGCGAGCGCGTCTTGGTCCAACATGGCTAACCTATCGCAAGCGCAAACTCCACAGACAGGTTCGCTGTTGTTGTTTATTGCTGGTGTGCAGGTATTAGGCGCTGTAGGAGATCCCGCTGCTGAGTATCGCTTTGCGATTGATGGAAGTCGTGATGGTCCGTTCCTTTCTGATCGTGGCGATCAAACCAATGAAGTAGATGGCTTATCAATGGTTTGGGCAGAGACCGGCGTATCAGCGGCATCGCATACGTTCTCAATTCAGTGGCAAGATCGCAATGGCAGTCCGATCATGGACACTGGCAGGCAACGAACATTCCAGGTGGTCGAGATCACCGATGATTTCTCGCTGGAAGTTGATAATTCATCGGTTGATTCGGATACCGCACCGGCCAGTTACGCCAACATGGTTGATATGTCCGGTAGTCCTGATATCGACAGCACTGACAGCATTGTGTTGGTCTTGGCGAACTACGTTCAGGATGCAAGCACCTTACAAGATGAAAGAGTCGAGAGTCAGTTTTCTATCGGTTCTGGTGGGCTTGAAGGCGCAGAAATGGCGAGCCTCAAGGACAACACTGATTTAACTGCACCGACCGTGATGGCGAGAGCTGTGACTGGTGAGTCAGGTGTCACTTCAATGTCGATGCAATGGCAGATCGGCAAAGACTCACCGACTGCCGATACAGATAGGGAGCGGACCTTCCAAGTCATAGATCTGACAGCAGTGGTGCCTGTCGGAGATATCGCCGCTGCTCTTTCGATAGTCGTCGCCGTCGCCGCCGATCTGGATGCACAAGGCAAGCTCGATGCCGCTTTGAATTTGGTTCTGACTCAGGCAGCGGATCTGACTGCAGCTGGTGATATTCAAGCCGCATTGCCGATTGTTCTTTCGGTCATTGCGGATTTGAAAGCACAAGGCAAGCTCGATGCCGCTTTGGATTTGGTTCTCACTCAGGCAGCAGATCTGACTGCAACCGGCCAGCTCGATGCCGCATTGCCGATTGTTCTTTCAGTCGTTGCGGATTTGAAAGCACAAGGCCAGCTCGATGCCGCCTTGAACATAGTTCTCACTCAGGCAGCAGATCTGACTGCAGCAGCTGGCCGACTGGATGCCGCATTGCCGATTGTTCTTTCGGTCATTGCGGATTTGAAAGCGCAAGGCCAGCTCGATGCCGCCTTGAACATAGTTCTCACCCAAGCAGCAGATCTGACTGCAGCCGGCGAGCTTCGAGCGGCATTGCCGATTGTTCTCTCCGTCGCCGCCGAGTTGAAAGCACAAGGCCAGCTCAATGCCGCTTTGGCTTTGGTTCTCGCTCAAGCAGCGGATTTAACTGCAGCCGGCGAGCTTCGAGCGGCATTGCCGATTATTCTTTCGGTCATTGCGGATTTGAAAGGCACAGGAGAACTGAGCGCCGTTCAATCCATTATCTTGACCCTTGCAGCCGATCTCACTGCGACTGGTGAATTAAGCACAGCTGCACTTATCGCTCTGACGGTTGCGGCCGACCTCGATGCCGGAGGCGAATTACAAGCCGCCCTGGCAATAGTGCTATCGGTAGTGGCCGAACTTGATGCTCCGGGTTCGCTCGATGCTGCTCTGGATATCGTTGCGACGGTTGCAGCCGATCTGACTGCAGCCGGCGAGCTGGATGCTGCGGCAAACATCATATTGACAGTTGTCGCGGATGTTACAGAAGCAGAAGCAGACGATCTGAATGCTGCACTCAATATCGTTCTGGCGGTTGCGGCCGATCTGACCGCGGCCGGCGAGCTGCGAGCTGCGATAAACATCATATTGGCGGTTGCGGCCGATCTGACTGCGCCCGGCAAGCTCGATGCCGCTTTGGATTTGGTTCTCACTCAGGCAGCGGATCTGACTGCAGCCGGCCAGCTCGACGCCGCTCTTTCGATTGTTCTCTCCGTCGCCGCCGAGTTGAAAGCGAAAGGCCAGCTCGATGCCGCTTTGGATTTGGTTCTCACTCAGGCAGCGGATCTGACTGCAGCCGGCCAGCTCGACGCCGCATTGCCGATTATTCTTTCAGTCATTGCGGATTTGAAAGCGCAAGGCCAGCTCGATGCTGCGGCAAACATCATATTGACTGTAGCGGCCGATCTCACTGCAGCTGGCGAACTGGATACTGCACTCAATATCGTGTTATCGGTAGCGGCCGATCTACGTGCGGCTGGCGATCTGAATGCTGCACTCGATATCGTGTTATCGGTTGCGGCCGATCTCACTGCAGCCGGCGAGCTGGAAGCTGCAGCAAACATCATATTGTTGGTTATCGCGGATCTTAAATCTCCGGGCGATCTCAATGCTGATTTAGGGATCGCTCTGACGGTTGCGGCCGATCTCACTGCGGCCGGCAGGCTGGATGCTGCGGCAAACATCATATTGTCGATTGTCGCGGATCTTGAATCTCCGGGCGATCTCAATGCTGCACTCGATATCGCTCTGACGGTAGCGGCCGATCTCAACGCCGCAGGACAGCTCGATGCGAATATGCAGATCGTGTTGTCAATGGCTGCTGATCTTAAAGCGGCTGGCGACCTTCGAGCGGCAATGGGGCTTGTGCTGACTATTGCTGCGGCGCTGTCAGTCGTAGGCAATTTAGCTGCCTCACTACTTATCAGTCTGACTGTCAACGCGGATCTCCAAGAGACACCACCACCACCACCGGTCATAGCCGGCGCGGCTGCACCACCACCAGGACCGCCGCCGACCATAGCTTTGACAGAACAGCAAGTCGTTCAACGTCAGCTCCAACGCGAGGACGACGAAGCAATGTCAGTCGTGCTCACTGCACTAGGGATAATCAGCAAATGAGTTCACTCGAAGCGTGTATCAGAAAAGCCGGTAAGCTACTTCGCAAAGATGATGCCGACGCAATCCGCAAAATTCGTGACGACATTTACGGAGTCGGTGATGTATCTCGGGATGCAGCGAACCAAAATGCTGTCGATGAGTATGTTCAGATCCTTGACGAGGAACGTGACACCATAGTCAACCAGGTGGAAGAACGTGGCGGCGTAATGGCTGACCGGAGATTGTCACCGTCTGAATTCGCAAAGGAAACTGCGGTAAAGATGGAAGAAGAAGCGCGAGTATTTCCGAGGCTCGGTATGCAACGCGACAAGGATCACCGCCTCGACATGCTCGATATGCCGCCGGCAGATCTGCATGAGATTTTGAAACAGTTCGACCCGGAGCTGGCCCTGACGATGTTGCAGGAACATGGCGGCTTAAATGCTCTGCAAGCATTGGAAGGTGTCGAGCGAATAAACGCAATGGAAATTTACATCGAGAATATCGAGCCGTTTCTTTCCGACGAGCCGGCGCTTCGCTACATGAAGGATCTGTTCGGCAAGGAGATCCCCGAGCGGAAAGAAAAAGCACCGAAGCGTGAAGAACTGCAGGACGATATGTTTGGAGCTGATCTGGCAGCGCAAAAACTCTCGGACCTCCAACGCAAAAGGGATCGTGAGCGCAATATTGGGCAGGAAGATTTGGAAACGGGTGACGTTAGCGACTTGTTCAGTGAAGCTCGCGAACAGGTAGATATTGAAGATGTGACAGGCAAAAGACCAGATTACGAAATCATCCCAAATGAAATGCAAGGTGGTTTCATGGTTCGTTTGAAAAGCAACAAGCTGTTGCGAACTTGGTTTCCGACGCGCGAGGCCGCGCAAGCAGAAGTTGACAGATTGACCAACACAGCTACGGATCAAGAAATAAGTGACGCTATCGACAATGCGTTAAGGAGCGGCAAGAATCTCAGATACAAAGTGGACGACATATTCGAGCGTGACAACGTAGATGCCAATCCAGACAACCCAATGGCTGTTTTAACGAAACACGGCGCGGCAATGCAACTTGCCCAAGAATCAACCCCGACAAAAAGGGGCGGCTTTCGCGGACTGATCGACAGTATTCTCAAATCTGGCGATATGAAAATCGAAGGTATTTTGATGGCCGTACCACAGTCGAAATTAAAAGACTTTATTCGTTACGGCATGGTTTCGGTCAAAGATTACGTCAATGAAGTGAAGCTCATGGACGCGTATATGAATCGGCTCATGGAAGGTCACGCCATTCTTGGAAAGAAATGGCTGGCTTTTAATAACAAGAACAAAGATGGGGCCAAGCTGCTCGGTGAGTTTATACACGCATCGACACTGGCAGGCGTCGATCCGATTGCGTATCAAGCCCCGGACGCTGCTACGTTCAAAAAGATGAACAAGACACAACGCAAGATTTGGCGCAAACGTGCGATAGATCACAAGGTTTTAATGCCGTTTTGGGAAAAGCTCGGCGGCATGGGTGAACAAGTCGATTACACGCATAAAGAATTAGATCCGGTCACCGACAAATACGTTGAAACGTATTCGATGAAGGTGTCCGAAGCGCAGGCGATCTATCTGGAAGTGCGGGATACATATGCCGATCAACGCACTCGAGTAATTCACGGTCTTGAAGAACGCATCATGGAAACCGAAGCTGACCAAGCATTGAAAGTGAAATTGATCACGCAGCTACGCAGACAGTTTGAAGTCGGCAAGATCGTGCCGTATTTCCCGCTGCAGCGTTTCGGCAGATATTGGGTTATTGCACAAGATCCGGATACTGGCGAAATCGTCGGATTCTTCAAACGAGAAAAACGCAGTGAGCGTAACAAGTTGGTCGCAGAGCTGCGCGAGCAGAAATTTGTCGCATTCCCGGCAGAAGAAATGGCGACTGACTTTGCTGCGGTCAATAAGATAGATCCGACTTTCGTTACTAAGGTAACGGGTATGCTCAAAGAAGCGGATGTTGTTTTTACAGATCCGGAGACAGGAGAGAAAACGACTCAACCAGGCACAGCGATTCAAGATGAGATCTGGCAGTTGTATCTCCGATCACTTCCGGAAATGTCTGCCCGAAAAGCCTACATTCATCGTAAAGGCCGACTTGGATTTACGCATGATGCTTTGCGGGCCTTTGGAGATAACACATTTCACAGCACTCACCAGTTGGCAAAACTCAAACACGGTTATGAATTGAACAGAAAACTCCGTGACGCTGGTGTAGAAGCGGAAGTTTTGCTGCAACGAGCGGCCTTGATTGACAACATGGAAAAACTCGACTACCGCCCGGAAGGATACGAAGGTATGTCAATGCACGATGTTTTGTGGGAGATGGCAGCACCGGAATATCGAGGGTTGTATCACAAATATCAAAAGGAAAACGGCACTCAAGATAATGCCTTACTCGATCAGGATGCAGCTGATCGAGCGCGAGCAAAAATCAAAGCTGAATCAGAGCATGACGGTGATTGGGCTGTTCCGGTTGCCAGAGAGTTGGCGAAGCGACACGAATACACAATGAATCCGAAATCAGCGGCATGGGCTACGAATCTGACTGCGTTCGGTTTCCTGTGGTTCCTGAGTACGTCGCCGGCAGCTGGCGTTTTGAACCTGACACAAACCGCGATTTCAGCGTACCCGATCTTACGCGCCAAATTCATGGGTGCTGGCGCTGGCATGGCTTTGTTGAAAGCGTCGAAGGAATACTCCACAGCTCCCACCATCGAAAAGTATATGAGCAAGCTGCACAACGATATGTTTGACGATCCGACACAGCCAGGGACACAGCTGGAAGCGCCGGATCGTGGGGAAAAAGCTGCGCTGCAATACTTCGATGAGATCGGCATGTTTGCCAAAACCCGAGTTCGGGAAATGATGGGTTTTGCCGAGCGAGGTGCGGAATTCGGTGACACTCGCGAGCGGATAATGAAAATGACCGGATGGATTTTCCACAAGTCCGAAGAAATGAATCGCGTCGTTACCGCTATGGCCGCGTACCGGCTTGCTCGCAGAAAGTTTGCCGGCGACACAGGAACAGAGCAGGACAAGCATGAAAGGGCTGTCGAATTGGCCGAAGAACTGGTCGAAATGTCGCATTACGATTACACCAATACGAACCGACCTCGCCTGATGCAAGGCGATATGGGTCGAGTGGTATTCCTGTTCCGCAATTACAGTCTGAATATGCAGTACAGGCTGATCCGTGATTTCAAGGACGGGATTTGGAAGAACAAAGATATTCCAAAGCAGGATCGTATAGAAGCGAGACAACGATTCATCGGCATCATTGGAATGACCAGTTTATTTGCCGGCCTATCTGGCTGGCCGCTGGTTGCCGGCGTCAGATTTCTGCTCGACACAATGCTTGGCGACGACGACGAACCATTTGACTCCCGCACCGAGCTGCGTAAGTGGATGACAGAGGCATGGGGTGAAACAGCATCCGAGGCGATCTGGAAGGGACCGTGGGACACCATGACTCAGGCAACGCTATCGAGTCGCGCCAGCCTGAACAATCTCTGGATTCGGGAAATGCCGCAAAATCTTCGTGGCAAAGATCTGTTGTTGCATCTGGCCGGCGAAGGACTCGGGCCGATCATGGGTATCGGTTTGAATATGGCACAAGGCTTTTCGGATTTTCAAGGTGGACATACTGGTCGAATGTGGGAACGAATCGTGCCGAAGGCTGCTTCTGACGTTATGAAAGGATTTCGCTTTATGACGCAGGGCGCGCAGACCTATCAAAAAGATCTGATTATGACGCCGGAGGAATTCAACAGTTGGGATCTCGCTGTTCAATTCATGGGTTTTACGCCTGCCAATCTGACCCTTCGTTACGAGCAAAACCGGGCGATCAAGGATATGGAAGCGAAGCTAAAAACGCGTCGCACTCACATTCTCAATACCCTGTTTAATGCCTACAAAATGGGAGATCGAAGCGGTGCGCGTGAAGCGATGCAATGGGTACTTGCTTGGAACAAGGCCAATCCTCGATTTCCGATTAACCCGAACACGATTCTGCGGTCCGCACAAACCCGAGCTGATTACGATATGCGAACAGTCGGCGGCATAGCTGTCGATAGACGACTGCAATATCTCCAACAAGAACTGCGATTCACTGAGAGGCCGAACCGATGAATTTTACAAAGGAACACGCTTTCGATCTTGCGCAACGATACGCCGGCATGAAAGAAGTCGGTGGATCTGTAGATAACCCTCAGATCATGTCAATGCTCAATCTCGATATGAGCTGGCCGGAAAATGACGAAGTGCCGTGGTGCAGCGCATTCGTAAATTACATCTGCTGGCTGGCGCGTATGCCGCGCTCGAAGAATCTCCGCGCCCGGTCATGGCTGATAATCGGAAAAGGCATCAACCTGGACAACGCCGAACCCGGCGATATCATCATCCTAAAACGCGGATCTGGCGACCAGCCCGGCCCGGAAGTTCTCAAAGCTCCGGGGCATGTAGGCTTTTATGCTGGCCGTTTTGGCGAATTCATCGAAGTGCTCGGTGGCAATCAATCCGACACTGTGAAAGTATCCCGATACCCGACAAAGCGGCTATTGGGTGTTAGGAGACTGACATGAGAAAGCTGTTTCAATTCTTTATCGCCGCACTACTGCTCGGATCGCTCACGATCACATCGGCACAATCCCCGACCTACCCTCGGGATGCGATTGTTTGCTGGACTCACCCGACTGAGTACGAACTGTTGCCGGGTCAGACCGTTGCCGATCCGATCCTTGACGGAGATCTCGCCAACACACGCATTACGGCCGAGCGCCAGAGCGGGATAGTGATCATTGATGAACTGGTTCCCGTAACCGGAGTGCCAGGTAGCGCCCAATGCAAAACTTTTGTCGGTGCGATCCCGCAGCCCGGCACATACACATTCCTCGGGTACAGCATTACTGTTGACGATATTAGTTCGGACGCCAGCGCAGCGGCGGTCAAAAAGTACACGGGAAAGCCCCGCCCCCCGGCAGGTCTGGGTGTTCAATAGGATAGGAGTTAAATCATGGCATTAAGCAAACCATCAAGTACGATCCAAGCAGCCGGCATTGCTGGATTTATTGCGGCGTCTTTGCTGTTGGTAGTTAAGCTCGCATGGCCGCAGATCTATGTGCAGATCCCGCCCGAATATCAGGGCTATCTGGTCACTGCAATTATGATCGGCTTTGGCTACTTCAAGAAAGAAAACGTACTGCCGTTGAAGAAATGAAGATCTGGACTTGGCTCAAATCACTTAGTTGGATCGCGATTGCAGGAGCGATTGGCACGGCAGCATTGATGATCATCAACGCTCGCCGGGCCGGCGCATTGGAAGTAACGGTTGCGCATGGCGAATCGCAGATCAAAGAGCTTAACAAGGGATCTGCAGCTGACATTCACGCGGCGAGAAAACTGCAAAGTCAGATCGACGCGAAAAAGATAGATGCACGTTTGGTGCGCAAGAAATCCGAGGCTAGTTTAGAGAGGCTAGGTCAAGATGAAACTATGGCTGATATTGCTGCTCGCTTTAACGGCTCAAGGGTGCGCCGTCGAAAGGATGCAGCTCCCTGACTTCGAGGAAGCCGAGCGATCGGGCAAAGAAGTAACCGACCCGACTGGCTATCCGGTGCTGTGCGAGATCCCTAATTGGGACGTACAGTGCTGGCAAGCGTTCACGGTGTTCGAGGAAATTGCCGTGGATAATCTTGAATTGGCCCAACTAAACGCCGACATTGCGAGAGATTCCGATGCAGCTTACGACCACATTCTCAACGCCGCGAAAGCGCAACAAGAAATTTCCAAGATTCGGGAGGAAATGCTCGAACAAGAGCGCCGGGATCATCTGTTCGACAATGTTAAATACCTTGCCATTATCGGCGTCGGCATTTTAGGAGTGGCGCTATGAAGAAACGGACTAAGAACATTTTCTGGCTTACTGTAGGAATACTTCTGACGCTTTGGGTGTTGTCCATGCTTGTGCCGGTAGTGTTCGCATCCGAGGACGACGATGGTTGCAGAAACGGACATTTCCAATGCGGTCACGACGATGGCAACGACGGTGGTGCTGGCGGTGCTGGTGGTGATGGTGGTGATGGCGGGTCTGGTGGCACTGGTGGTGACGGTGGCGAGGCTGATGCAAACGCGGAAGCGATAGCCAATGCGGAAGGTGGTGCTGGTGGAGCTGGCGGCGGCGGTGATGCGTCAGTCGTTTTCGGCAAGCGGGCGCCGACTAATTTCCTTTATATGCAGAACCAGGTGGAGGCTTGCGGGCGCACGTTCGGCTTTAGTGGATCGAATACGTCCGGGGGATGGGCCTTCGGGATCCCGATCCCACGCAGCTGGACGCCGACTTGCGATTTGTGGAAAGCGGCCGAGGAAGCGCAGCAAAATCAATTCGTCTATCTCAGCTATATGTTCCAGTGCAGCATCAATGCTGTACGGAATGTAATGGGGGATGAATTGTGCAGTGAATTTGAATCGCTGGCGCTGGTCGAAATGGGGATCGTCACGGAAGCACCGGATCTCGGTGGGCTATACGATCAGGCCGCGCAATCCGGCTGGATGCTGGCCGAAGTCACCGAAGAAGAATATATCGAACAACAGCAAATGATCGCGGACAAATTTGCTCAGTACGACAACCTGATTGAAGAACGGCAAAAGGAACACGAACTTGATGATGCGGAAATCGCACGATTGCAGGAAGAAGCAGCTGCGCGGGAAGCGGAGCTAAAGAAGGATGATGCCCGACGCGCAGCGGCCCGAGCCGTATTGGAAGATGAGGGGGAATCGTAATGGATAAAGCAATACAACATAACGTGATCACGGCAGTGGTGACTGCCGGCGTTCTCGGCGTTCTCGGTTGGGCTGGCGGGGTGTTCGAGGCTGGATCTACTGCCCTCGATGAGCAGCAGATCGAAGCCGTTATTGCGCGGGTAATGGTGACGGATTCAGGTCAGACTTTTGCACAAGCACTGAATTCGTTGAATAACACATCAATCGTGTTGGACACTACCGTCAAAGAATTGACTAAGGAAGTCGATGATTTGGAAGTTGCCGTGCTTGCGCTGGCATCAGAGTGAATCAGGCTGCATCATCCCAATCTTCCATCTGCCGAATAGCTTCCTTCTTCTTCTGCTCGAAAAACTTACCCACGGCATCTACATGAGCGACGGTGCGCCCTGCCAGATCGAAGGTAGGGACCGGGAACTTGCCTAGCCGGATGGCTCGCTTTGCGGCCCGGACGTTCACGTATTCAAAGATCTCGATCAGCTCATCGAGTTCAAGGATGGGGAGTAAATTTTGGGTTTCCATTGTCGGGATTTGCCTGAAAGTGTCAAAAGTTGTTAGGCGCACTTTAGCACAGGCTTGATGTATTCACGCAAGCCGATCAGCATTTCTTCTTGGTTTCGGGCATTTTGGGTGAGTTTGCTGCTGACCCGAGCTTCGTAGGTATTCTCGGTGACGATATGGTGCAGGACGATCCGCTTGCCGACTGCCCGCAAGCCCCCGGAGAGGCGAGCGCATGTCTGCTGGTAATCGTACAGGCTCCATAGCAGGCCGAAGAAGATCAGGTTTTCAGATCCCGAGTAGTGGATATTCGTGCCTTCGCCGGCCGATTTCGGGCTGATGATCAGCCTGTCGAACTTGCCGGCATTCCAGTCATTCTCGTCCTGCTCCGTTTTCAGCAGACGCCAATTTTCGTTCGCCCTGGTGAGTGCCTTCTGGATGCGGAGCCGGTCAGGAATGTAGTGATAGACGATGATCACAGGCCCGCTCAGACCTTCCAGCAGCTCCATCAGGGCTTCGATCTTGGCGTCGTGGAATGAGTGCCACTTCGGGTGTTCGCTGTACACGAACCCGTTGGCGAGCTGCAGCAGCTTGTTTGCCAGCACCCCGTTGTTCACGGCCCGGATGATATCGCCGGCAAAGCGCAGAATGTAGTTGCGCTCAAGCTCCTGATACGCCTTGCGCTGATTCTTGGTCAGATCGACCCGGACGGTGTTGATGCGAGGTTCCTCGAACCCCTCGATGTAATCTTCGGCCCGCATGGATATGGTGATATCGCGGATCCGCGAGCGGATCTGCCTCTTGGCATAGGGCTGCGCCCGGTAGGTGTTGCTCGGGTCGTGCCGGGTCGGAGCAATGAACCAGCGGTCATTGAATGCCTTCTCAGACGTTCCGAGGCGCTTGCCCCAATCCAGCAGGAAGAACTGCGCCCACAAGCCCCTCAGAGAGCGTGTATCGGGCGAGCCGGACAGGTGAACCATGCGGTCGATCTTTTTCCGAACGCGCCGCAGCTGCTTCCAGCGGGCCGAGGATTGGTAGCTGAAGCTCGCACACTCGTCCACGATGCAGTTGTCCCAATGCCACTTCTTGACCCACCGTTTCTCATGGATCATCTGATCGACCAGCCAGCTGACGTTTTCCCGATTGATCAGGTGGATCTCGGCCGGCGTATTCATTGCCTTGATCCGCTGCTTCTCGGTTCCCATGATCTTCTGGACTTCAAAATCGCGAATGTGGTCCCACCTGGCAATCTCGTCCGTCCAGACTTTCCGGGCTACGCGCTTGGGCGCGATGATCAGGGTATGACAGACCATGTAATCGTCGATGAGCTGTTGCAGGGCCATCAGCGAACTGACCGTCTTGCCGAGGCCCATGCCGACCCAACAGGCACAGTTCGGATGCTCCTGCTGGTGTTCCGACATACGGAACTGGAAGGGCAGGATTAGCTCTTTACCGAGTGTCTCGATCAATGGTTATCGACCTTATTTCGGTGATCGGATATCGAATGCCGCCGACGACGACAGCTCCACTTTTTCTTTCCTCAAATTTGCCGACAACGTGCGGCTCGTTTTTGCGCCTGAGAATGATCCGGACCCGCTGGCCCTTCCGAAAATTGTAGTGAATGGTCATTTCAAAATAACTATCGCCAACACTGTCCATGCGATTGCGAGGATTGGTGATCGAAAACCACCTCGATACGCATAGCCTTGCCAGAACCAGCGTAACCATGAAATACCGGCAATAATCGCGATCCCATAACCGATATATTCGATCATGTGTGTATCTTCAACAATTTCTTGAAGCCTTCAACATCGTCCACCCACATCGCTACGCCGCCATGCGTTTGAATCTGATCAATCTCGTCATACTGCAAAGGCGTCGGCTCGTTACCGGGCGCTTTGAACTCGATAGCAAACCAGTGACCGTCTTTGAGGAACAGGCGATCAGGGACACCGCGATGCGACGGACTCGCCCACTTCCGTGTGTACCAACCGTTTGCTTTCGCCAGATCCGTACAACGCTTTTCCAGTTTCTTTTCAGCACCCATCACCTTTCCTCGCTAGAACTGTTGCAGCTAATCCGATTTTATCTTCTTCATCATGCAGGCGTCTGAGTTCAGCCATCCGATAATCATGCGACGGGAAATACTTTTCACTGACGATTCGATAGATATCGCCGGCAAACTGCAATCCCCACATTGTTGGCTCTTTAACAGCCGTAATATAGCCGGCAGCATCGAACAGTTTTTGTTCGTACTGTTTGTTTTGATCTTCCAATTTGGCAATCAACGCATCACGAAGTAGCACTTCTTCCGCGTATTTGTAAAGTTTTTCAGTCACCCAATCGACACGACATTGCAGATCTTTCATTTCTAGTCGAAGCTGTAAATGCAGCAAACCTTGATTCATCCTTGCTTCCCGACATTTTTCCAGCTCTAAAGTGCTTTGCAATAATAATTCATTCATTTCCGCCGTACCTAAGATGAGTTAAAAATCGGTTGAAATCACGATCTGTTAAATATTCCCGACAAATTTGTGGTTGTTTCGCTTTTCGTTTTGCTTTCAATTGAATATTGTATTTCGGTTGTTCTGTTTCTAAAGCTCTTTTTTCAGCATCCATAGCTTCTATTCTTGAAGAAAAACGCTCAATTTCCACACGTTTCAAATCTTCA